GACCTCTCGCGTTGGTTTAACATCGCGGAATGGTACGCCGAGGCGGACTACTGGCCCATGAATGACACCGCTTGTGACAAGTTCGGCGGGTGCAAGTTCAGGGAAATCTGCGCCAAGTCACCTTCGGTGCGGGAGATTTATCTCAAGAGCCACTTCAACAAACTAGAGGAGAAGGACCGATGGAATCCACTCAAAAGCCGCTAAGATTCTATTCAGTGGAAATCAAAGGCAACCCCGACGCGTTACTTGATTGGCTAAACAGAACCCTCGAGGATAACGAATTTGTCGTTAGTATTGAATTTGTCACTTGGCGAAGTCAGAATGCCTCCCCTGAACAAGGCTACCGCGTCACTATTGACCGGGTGCCTGGATGACCTCCCTCCGCGACCACCAATCCAACAACTTTACCAAGCTTCTCCTAATTGGTGATGCAAAATCCGGCAAGACCGGGTCCCTTATCTCCCTCGTCAAGGCTGGCTACAAGCTCCGCATCCTTGACTTTGACAACCTCCTTGATATCCTCAAATACATGGTGGGCCGGGAGTGCCCCGAGCTTGTTGACAATGTTGAGTTCCGCACTTTGCGCGATAGGCGCAAAGCAACCGAAAGTGGGAGTGTGATAGATGGAAAGCCGCGAGCATTTGTCGATGCGCTTAGACTTATGGATCGGTGGAGATATGATGACCTTGACCTCGGATCTCCAGCTGAATGGGGACCGGACTGCATACTCATCATTGACTCTTTATCCCGGCTCTGTGACGCAGCATATGACTGGAGAGAAACTCTCGTCCCTCGTGGACGAACAGGTGAGTTTGATCAGCGAGCGGTTTATGGAGATGCTCAAGACGCAGTTGAACAGCTCTTGGCAACCCTCACCTCCTCCACCTTCGCCACCAACGTAATCGTGATCGCCCATATCCAATACATGGACCTCCCCGACGGGACCAAGAAAGGGTTCCCCCAAGGCGTGGGCCAGAAGCTATCCCCAAAGATCCCCCAGTACTTCCCCTCAGTGGTTTACTACCAGAACCGTCACGGGAAGCGCACGATTCAAACCAATTCCCAGCCCCTAATCGACTGCTCAAACCCCGCACCCTTTGCGATGGAGAAGGAATATCCCATCGAGACCGGGCTCGCGCAGTTCTTTGGGGTGCTTAGGAAGAATCCACTCGAAACCAAGGAGGCCCCAAAGCAACTCGCCCCACCACAGAGAATCGCACGGAGGGTAACATGAGCTACAGCCTGGAGATAAAAAATCTCTCGTTCGCAATGGAAGCGCTTTCAAGAATAGTCGAAGCTAAGGACCTCTACGAAGAAGTGAAAAGACTGCTGGAGGATGCCTTAGCCAAACAGAGGGACTTCAATTATAAAGTGAACCAGCCAGTATCTACACGCAGACCTGCTCCAATCGATGATGACATCCCATACTGAGGAACCCCATGGACGACGACGATCTCCTTGAAAAAATCGTAGACCTTGCTCGGCAACTTGAAAGAAAGGACCAGGAACGCGAGACTTACATGACTGATCTGAGAGATTTGCGTGATCAACTTGGAAAAGCCAAGACTGAAATAGCCAAACTAACCAAAGCACTCGAAGCCCAAAGGAACCCCACATGAGCGACAGATTTGCTTCCATCCTCGACCGCCCCGCAACCGAAATCGAGCGCCCCAAGCCCCTTCCCGTCGGCACCTACCTCACCGTTATTAAAGGCATGCCCCGATATGACAAATCCGCGAAGAAACAAACCCCCTTCATTGAGTTCACCCACGCGATCCAGTCCGCCCAGGACGACGTGAGCGAGGAGGATCTCAAGGCCTACCTCACCAATGGCGCTGGGGAGATGAAACAGCTTACGACCGTGACCCTCAAGAACACCTACTACCTCACCGAAGAGGCAGGCTGGCGGCTCAAGAAATTCCTTGGCGACCTCGGCTTCGACATGGAGGACCCTGAGAATACCATGCGGGTGGTCGCCGAACAATCCGCCGGGAGCGAGGTCTACGTGACCATCCGCCACCGGCCCTCAGAGGATGGCCGCAACGTCTTCGCCGAGATTGCTGACACCGCAGCAGTGGAATAACAACAAAGCGCGCCTGTGAATTTCATGGGCGCGCTATTTTTGACGGAGGGATGAATGGAAACCAAAGACCTACTCGCCGAGCGCGGCAAGACCCATGGGGATTTCACCAACCATGCAAAGGCTACCCAGGAGTTGAAACTGTGGGCGCGGGACCTCTACTTTGAAACCGCTGGCAGTCCTTGGGGCAGGTTCAATCAAATCCAACGCGAGGCCCTCGATATGATCTTCCACAAGATCGCCCGCATCCTTGCGGGCGACCCTGACTTCCGGGATCATTGGGATGACATCGCGGGGTACGCGAAGCTGGTAGCGGATAGGTGCACGAAATGAGCGACGCAGAATTCAAGGTGGGTGATTATGTAATCAAAAGATCGGGTGATTATACCTACGAGGGAGTAATCGTGGCTCGCTTCACCAAACAAAGTGGAGTTGTGCGCTTTGTGGTAGAGGACGAGCGCGGCTTGCTTTTGATCATGGGTCGGCACCAACTGAGCCTAGTGAAATGACCCCCCTCGTCCTTCTCGGCGAGGCCCAAGGTGCCAACGAGGCCGCAATCAACGCAGGCTTCGTCGGCCCCGCAGGCATCGAACTCCTAAACCAACTCTCCGATGCGGGAGTCCTGACCCTCACCTCCACCGACACCGACTACATCCGAGCCTACTACAACCACGGCGACCCGCGCCAACTCGACATGGTCTGGCGGCTTCACCCCGAGGTCGCCCGCCTTAACGTCTTCAACCTCCACCCACCCGGCAACGACATGGAGACTCTCTGTGGAACCCCACGAATCCCAGGATACCCCGCATTGGTCAAAGGAAAATACATCCGAGAGGAATTCCAGCCCCATCTGGACCGACTGGCCCACGATATTAATAGTCATAATCCCAATCTCATTGTTGCTTTGGGTGCTACTGCTTTATGGGCTCTCTGCGGCCTTACGGGCATTGGAAAGTTTCGGGGGAGCACTCGCCTGTCGACTCACACAGTAGCAGACTATAAGGTCCTGCCGGTATACCATCCCGCGTTTGTCCTGCGGCAGTATAGCCAACGTCCAATCGCGATCGCGGACCTGATGAAGGCCGCGAGGGAGCGGGAGTACCCTGAGATAAGGAGATTGAACCGTGAAATCTGGATCGAGCCAGATATTAGTGACATCATACGATTCCGGGACGAACACATCTGCGGATGCTCAATTCTATCTGTCGACATTGAGACAAGTGGCGACGCGATTACGTGCATTGGCTTTGCCCCGAGCGCGCGACATGCCATCGTTATACCATTCTTTGACTCCAGAAGAAAGGGCCGAAGTTACTGGGCTTCTGAAAGAGACGAGAAAATATGTTGGCATGTTATCAAAGATGCCTTACGGGACAGAACTATAAAGAAACTCTTCCAAAACGGACTCTACGACATAGCCTTTCTCTATCGCTCTATGGGGATTAAGGTCTACGGTGCGGTGGAGGATACCATGCTTCTGCACCACGCCCTCCAGCCTGAGATGCTCAAGGGCCTCGGCTTCCTTGGGAGCATCTACAGCGACGAGGGATCATGGAAGGCTGACCACCGCGCAAGCAAGACGATTAAGAGGGACGCATGAAACCTGTATTCAATCCTGAGATGTTTGCACGTGTTGTTCGTAATAAGCTGGTCAGAAAAGGGTTGTCCGCTAGGGACGCAGCAAAACTGATTGGCCTATCCCATGCAACAATTAGTCGGGTATGTAAAGGAGGACAACCAGACTTAGAAACGTACCTTAAGATAGTGAGATGGCTGGACAAATGAGAATCATCCACACCGCCTCTACCACCCCAGCATCCCTGTCCCCCTGGGAGCGGGACCAAGTCTACAACGGCCTCGACTGCTGTGTGACAGCCGAGGTCTTTGATGTTATCCACCCCGGCCTGGACAACCACACAGCCGCAACCTACAACTTCTCCAAGGACCTCCAAGGCCCTGTGCTCGAGATGCGTCTGCGTGGGGTCCTCGTGGATCAAGCCCGCCGCGCCCAGGCTATTGACGAGATGTTTGACAAACTAGACCAGCTTGAGCGCAACCTCGACCGCATAGTCCTGGATGGCGTGGGAATGATGGCGTTCAACTGGCGCAGCAACGCACACCTCAAGGAGTTATTCTATGACAGGCTTAAAATCCCCGAGATTCGCTCGAAGGGCCACGTTAGCGTTGACGTTCATGCTCTTGAAAAGCTTGAGCAGTACATCATCGCACGCCCAATCGTTAAGCACCTTAATGCAATGCGGGAATTGGGAAAGCGTATATCTGTGCTCAGAACACCGTTGGATTCAGACGGTCGAATGCGGACAAGTTACAATATCGCTGGGACTAACACAGGACGCTTCTCCTCAAGTGGATCTGAGTTTGGGACTGGAGGAAATCTGCAAAATGTCGAGGAGTCACTCAGATCAATCTTCATGGCAGATCGGGGAATGAAGTTCGCTAAGTTCGACGCCAAGTCCGGCGAGAGCTTTGTTGTCGGTGCAATAGAATGGAACCTTTTTGATGACCCAAGATACCTTGAAGCATGCGAGTCTGGTGACCCTCATACCGCGGTTGCTAGAATTTGTTGGCCACATCTTAGATGGACAGGAAATCTTAAGCGAGATAAAGATATCGCCGAACAACCCTACTACAGGCACTACTCGTATCGATTTATGTGTAAGAAACTTGGTCACGGGAGCAACTACGGTGGCCAGCCTTTCACCCTTGCTACTCAATCCCACCTCCCAATCGGAGTCGTTCAGCAATTCCAGCCCAAGTACTTCGAAGCCTTTCCCGCCCATGAGCGATGGCAACAATGGGTGGCTGCCGAAATACTTAATCGGGGAAATTTGGTCTCTCTTACAGGCCGCAAGAGATGGTTCATGGGACGTAGAAATGATCCGGCAACGGTCAGGGAAGCTATTGCATACGATCCACAAGGAAGCCTCGCAGACATAGTCAACCGCGCCATGCTCAACATCTGGTCCAGCCGCGATGCAATCTTAATGATGCAGGACCACGACGCTATAACAATCCAGTACCCGGAGGAACGCGAGGATGAAATTATTCCAAAAATTTATGGACAACTTGGCATTCCTATTGCGCTTCGCAATGGACGGACCTTGCTCATACCATATGATTGCAAAACGGGTTGGAACAAGGGTGATTATTGTTGTGGTGTGCGAACCAACCCAGGCTGTGACAAATGCATACGCGCTCCAAATATTGAAGGGCTAAAAGACTATGCCCCCAACGATCAACGGAAGCGG